AAAATTATTTTAAAAATCATGATACTACATATAAAGATTTAGCATTAATTGCAGATAAGTATAATGTTTCTACTAGTACAATTAGTCATATAAAATATAATCATTCTTGGAAATGGTTGATTGTGTAATATTTATCAATTTGCTCATTAAATTTAAACAACACAATGATTATCGCTTTATTTCCATTAAGCGATTAATAAATTTGGAAACGTTAATTCTACAGTTTGCATCAACTGTAATAGATGTGTCGTTACTAATCATGGACGGCGTTTTATGAATTTGGTGAAAATCCAAAACAAATAAGATAGTCGGAATGGAGACATTAAATCCATTTTCAAAGCAGAGAAAACTGTTAAAAAGCAATCGGGATAGGTTATTACACCTATCCCCTATTTTATTAAAAATTAAAGGAGATTGTTTATAATATGAACAAAAGTGAACTTATTGGTGCAGTTAGTGAGCAGTCTGGTCTTACAAAGGTAGATTCTGAAAAGGCTATTGAAGCGGTTCTGGATACGATTGTGAGTGAGGTTTCGGAAGGTAATAAAGTTCAGCTTGTAGGTTTTGGGACTTTTTCTAAGAGTCATCGTGAAGCAAGGAAAGGCAGAAATCCGCAGGACGGATCAGAAATTGATATTCAAGCAACGGATACGCCACACTTCAAAGCAGGTAAAGCTTTTAAGGAGTCGGTAAAATAATATGAAGACATTGCCGATTATCGACTTTGAATCTACAGATGATCTTGTAGATGAACTTATTGAAAATACAATAAATGAAGAAGATTATACTATGGCAACGGTTGTGTGTGATACAGATTTAGCCATAGAACTATTGCATGATTTGTTTGCTATAGATGATACATTTTCTCCTGCTTCTATTGATTTTGATACAGTAGATTATGATGGATATTATTATCTGACTGTTACAAGTGATTGTGAAGTATCTTGTGAACGTGTAGAGCATGATGGTGTATGTTATTTGAACGAAGCAGACTATACATATATTCAGGATAGCGTACCGCAGAGTATGGTAAAATATTTTGGCGATGAATGGAAAGTTATTTTTGGAATTGATGAATAATACATAGTAGATACAGACCTACTATAAAAAGGTGACGCTGTAAGTGATAGCAAGTTCGCAATAATCACTTTAGGGAAGTTTAAATATACTTCCCTATTTATATGCTGGTATAGCACAATTGGTGGTGCAGTTGCTTTGTAAGCATCAGGTTCTCTGTCCGAGTCAGAGTATCAGCTCCATAGCAGAGTTATCTGCTAAATATTAAGGGTAACGACCTACGTTGAAAGGAAGATTTATTTATGGAAAACAAAGAAATTAAAAATGAAAGCAAGAAAGCAGAAACAACATCAAATTATTTTGACAGTATTGTAAAGGATTTAAAAAATGAAGCGAATGAACTTCATAAGAATCTCGTTAGGTATCGTCAGAATAAAGATATGAATCTGTATATCTCTACGCTTAAATCATTGCGTGATGTAATGAATCTTATTCACGAATATGATTGGCAACCGCAGTTTTCTAAATATCGTGTGAATGATAAAGAAGATAATGGTAGTCATTATGAGGTTGCTACATGGGAACAGAATAGTGACAATGAAATTCGTAATCATAAGCGTTATGAACTTAAATCACCAGAAGATTTGAATAAGACAGAACGTCACGGAGTTTCTTATGTAAATGGTAAAGAACACACTATGACAAACGAAGAAATGGATGAATTTGAAGATAGATTTGATAAAGAAATGAATTCTATGAGTAAAGAATTTTATAAACTTAGTAGATCATTGAACGGTTTAATTTGTAATTCATTTAGTCCATTTAAGATGTTTGAAAATAAGTAATTGTTTGTATATAGAGTGTCAGGCAATGGCTTGGCACTCTTTATTTATGTGATTGACAAGGGAAATACTTGAATATCACGCAATAGAAATGATGTTTTATATAGTTAAATATATAAGGAAGGAGATTGATTTAATATAGTTAAGAGTAATAGAAGAAAAACGACACCTATAGAAAAAGATAAATCAAAAACAATTAATCGTATGACTGATATAAATAGAAGTGAACCTAAAGAATATATTTGTGTGACTTGTGGAAAGGAATATAAACGTTTAGATGGCAACTTTCCTGCCTCTCAAAGTGAGTTATATGCTGGATTAAATTATCATTTGCCAGTTTGTAAAAAATGTTTAGATAGACTTTATGAACAATATTGTACTAAATTTGGAAACGAAGATGAAGCAATCCGTAGAATTTGTATGAAGTTTGACATATATTGGGATCAATCTCTTGCTAACGCATCTCGTAAGATTACAAAAGATAGGTCAAGAATTCACACATACATTTCAAGAGCAAATCTAATTCAATATAAAGATAAGACTTATGATACTACATTAGATGAAGAAAATAATAACCAAATAAATTCATTTAAGGATTTACAAGATGAAGATAAAAATATTAAAGTAACAAAAAAGACAATACAATTTTTTGGCTTTGGTTTTACGGATCAAGAATATCAGTGGTTGCAATATCAATATAACGATTGGACAGCAAGACATGAATGTAAAACAAAAGCGCAAGAAGAACTTTTCAAAAATATTTGTATTACTCAACTTCAAATTCAAAAAGCTACACAGAATGGTGATAAAATTGAACAGCTAATGAATGCATATCAAAATCTTTTGGGTAGTGCAAATATTAAACCTAATCAAACTAATGAAAATGCTTTAGCTGATCAAAATACATTCGGCACATTAATTCAAAAATGGGAAACAGAAAAGCCAATTCCTGAACCTGATCCTGAATGGAAAGATGTTGATGGAATTCTAAAATATATTTCAACGTGGTTTTTGGGCCATCTTTGTAAAATGATGGGGGTTAAAAATTCATATAGTAAACTTTATGAAAATGAAATGAAAAAATATAAAGTTGAAAAACCACAATATGAAAATGATGACGAAGCATTGTTTAATAATGTATTCGGAGATGAAAAAGTCGATGAATAAACAAACAGACAAAGAAATTGCAAACGACAAATCAAATAGAATTATGAATGGTATAGCAGTTTGGTGTAGTTATTATCGTGCCAATCCACATAGGTTTTGTAAAGATTTTTTGAATATTGATTTAAAATTGTTTCAAAAAATTTTGTTGTTCATGATGAATTATAGTACTAATTTTATGTATTTAGCTAGTCGTGGTCAAGGTAAAACTTTTTTGGTTTCTATTTTTTGTGTTGTAAGATGTATTTTATATCCCGAAACAAGAATATGCGTGACATCGAAAACGAGACCTCAGGGGGCAGAAGTTGTAGATAAAATTGTTACAATTCTTATGCCAAAATCTGCAAATCTTAGAATGGAAATCAAAGAAGTAATTAATAATCAAACTAATTCTAGGATTACATTTAGAAATGGTTCAGTTATAACAGTAATTACCGCGAATGAATCAGCAAGACATAATCGAAGCAATATAATTGTTATTGATGAGTTCAGAATGGTTGATTTGAATATTATTAATACAGTCATTAGAAAATTCAATACAGCTCCACGTCAACCTAAATATTTGAATAAACCAGAATATAGCAATCTTAAGGAACGTAATAAAGAAATATATATGTCAAGTTGTTGGTTAAAAAGTCATTGGTCGTTTGATAAAGTTAAAGCTTATTGTACAAATTTGTTAGATGATAATAAGAAATATTTTATTTGTGGATTGCCATATGAATTAGCAATTAAAGAAAATTTGTTAGATGCAGAACAAGTTGCCGATGAAATGTCTGAAACAGATTTTAATGAAATTGGGTTTTCCATGGAAATGGAATGTTTATGGTTTGGTGATAATGAGGGTAGTTTATTTAAGTATGAGGATTTAATTAAAGATAGAACGCTTGAATCAGCTTTTTATCCAAAATCTGTTACTGACAAAATTAATGATAAACGTTTGAAAATTCCCCAACGTCAGATTGGTGAAAGACGTATTCTTTCTGCTGATATTGCAGTTATGGCAAGTAAAAGGACTAATAACGATGCAACTTCGATATTTATTAATCAATTAGTTCCGACTGGAGATCAAAAATTTATTTCTAATATTATTTATACAGAAAATGTTGAGGGAATGCACACAGAAGATCAATCTTTGTTAATTAGGAAGCTATTTGATGAATACGATTGCACTGATATTGTTTTAGACTCAAAAGGTGTGGGTTTTGGTGTAACGGATTTGTTATTACGAGATCAATATGATGCAAGTACAGGAAGAACATATAAAGCATTATCATGCTGTAATAATCCTGATATAGCTTACCGTTGTAAATCAAGAGATGCAGAGAAGGTAATTTGGTCTATACAAGCTACAGCAGATTTTAATTCTAAGTGTACATTGAGTTTAAGAGAGGGTTTTAGACAAGGAAAAATTAGATTGTTAATTCCTGAATCGGATTGTGAAGATATATTAAGGAATATTAAAGGATATAACTCTCTGACTGCCTCTGATAAACTGAAATTACAATTACCTTATATTCACACTACCTTGTTAATCAATGAATTGATTAACTTGGAATATGATGAAAAAGGTAATGTTATAAAAGTACATGAAAAATCTGGTATGCGTAAAGACCGTTTTTCATCGCTCCAATATAATTATTATGTAGCTTGTCAGCTTGAAGCAAAGTTATATAAGCCACAATCAGATAGTACATCTTTTTCATTTAAATTTCGTCAACCGAAGATAATGACATTATAATATATTTCTAAATAGAAAGGAAGTGATTTAATATTGCCAGAAAATGTGTCCAAACCAATAGATTCCACTAAATCTACTCCATCTCCCCCACTTACAAAAGAGCAAGTATATCAGCAGAAGCTTGAACGTATTAGTCGATTGAATTTTTCACGACTTGCAAAAACAGTTGTTCAGGACTTAGTGAACAATCGTAAAGAAAGTGTTTTATTTACAAGATATCCAAAAGATAAAGTGGTTGAATTTTTGTCTAAGCCTCAGCAATGTGAAAAGCAAATTAGGGATATGAGTATATTCCTTTATTCAAATTCAAGTCAATATAGACGATTATGTAATTATTTCAGTAAATTACCTACGTTTAATTATTATATTTCTCCATATAATTTGCCGAAATCATATAACAAAAATTCGTTTCTTGTAAACTATCAGAAAGTTACAAGTTTGCTTGAAAAAATGAATTTGAAATCTCATTTAATTGATATTTTTAATGTTTGTTTTTATCAAGATACTTATTGCGGATTATATTTTGAAACATCTGATTCTTTTGATATTGTACAAATAAATAATGATTATACTAAGATTTCATCAAAAGAAGATGGATGCTTAGTATACAGTTTAGATTTCGATTATTTTAATACAAGGCAATATCTTCTTGACTCTTATGGCAATGAAATTAAACAGATGTATTATAATTATGCAGGTTATCAAGAAGTTGTAAATGGTAAAAAGGGTAAAAAAATAAAAGGTAATTCAAGTTTGAGATGGCAAGAACCGCCAAATCAAATTTGTATTAAAGTAAATGAAGATCAATTACTATTTTCCTTTCCTCCGTTTGCCGCAATTTTCCCTGATATATTAAATCTTGAAGATTATAAATTAATCACTAAGACAGGTGAAATTCTTGACCATTATAAATTAATTTCATTGCAGATTCCTGTTGACGATGAAGGCAATTTTACATTAGACAGTGATATTTGTGACAAATATTATGATCAG